CACACTCACCTACAACGAAAACAACCTGCCGGAAGACAACAGTGTTGACGTCCGCCACTGGCAGCTCTTCGCGAAAAAACTCCGCAAGGCATATGGCCCATTCAGATTCCTTCATTGCGGAGAATATGGGGACCAAAACAAAAGACCCCACTATCACGCATGCCTATTCGGCATCGACTTCTCTGACGCACGAATTGTGCTCAAACAGGATCAGGACAACGTCCTCTGGACTTCGCCTATCCTGGAGAAAGTGTGGGGGATGGGTTACTGCACAATAGGCCCGCTCACTTACGACACCGCGGCCTACGTAGCCAGATATACACTGAAAAAAATGGGAGGACCAAAAGCAGAACAACAATACGAACGAGTAGACGGACAAACAGGAGAAATAACACAAGTCCGACCAGAATACGCCACAATGAGTAGGCGAAAAGGACTCGGACAGACCTGGTTCGAAAAATACTCATCAGACGTCTACCCCGAAGACTTCGTAGTCATGAAGGGGAAACAGTTCAGACCGCCAAAATACTATGACAAACTACTAGAAAAACAAAATCCAAAACTAATGGAACAGATCAAAGTGAAAAGACAAAATGTGACGAAGCAGACAGAAGAAACGTACGAAAGGAGACAAGTAAAAGACAAAGTAATAAAAGCAAAACAAAAACAAACGACGAAAACACTTTAGATCAAAACAAAGGGCCCCTAGCGGGGGGCCACGACATATGTAGACAGGCGACTAACTACACAAAACCCTACATCCTACTCATGGTACTGGGAGACCAAAAAATGATACTCAAAGCCTATACGGTTTGGGACAGCGCAGCTGATGCATATATACAACCTTTTTGGGCAACTAACGATAAGGTGGCGCTCCGAAGCTTCCACACCGCCTGCACAGACAGCGGACACGACTTCTACAAACACGCCGAAGACTACACACTCTTCCGAATCGGATCATTCGACCAACAACTAGGGGACCTACTTCCCGAAAACATGGTCGCGATAGCACGCGCCCACGAACTCAAGGAGATTCACGATGGCATATCCGAGTAGAGGCTCAGTAGGCTCACGAAAACCCCAAGGACACAAGTTCAGCCAAATACCCAGGGCTGAAATACCGCGATCGACCTTCGACCGCTCAAACGGCGTCAAGACAACAATGGACAGCGGCTTCCTCGTGCCAATTCTGGCCGACGAAGCCCTGCCAGGAGATACCTTCACGCTCAGCGTCGGTACATTCGGACGCCTATCAACACCAATCTTCCCGGTCATGGACAACCAATATCTAGATCTGTTCTTCTTCGCCGTCCCAGTACGCCTACTATGGGACAACTGGCAAAAATTCAACGGAGAACAGACCGACCCGGGAGACTCAACAACATTCCTCATTCCGGAAATCACCGTACCCGTCGGCGGACACCTCGAAAAGAGTCTCGCCGACTACTTCGGAATACCGACTAAAGAGGACATCGACGATCACAGCGTCCTCTGGCATCGAGCCTACAACCTCATATGGAACGAATGGTTCAGAGACGAAAACCTACAAGACAGCGCCAGCGTCCCGACTACCGACGGGCCCGACCTGGACTCGCTCTACCCACTCAGACGAAGAGGGAAGCGGCACGACTACTTCACCAGCTGCCTGCCGTTTCCTCAAAAGGGCACAGCAGTCTCGCTACCGCTAGGGACGACGGCTCCCGTCATAGGAACGGGAGACCTGCAACCAGTCTGGTCCTCGTCAGCCTCCGGCACCGATGCCAAAATGCGCATCGTAAACACCGACAACGTCGGCATCGACCAAGCCGACTGGACAAATCTCGCACTCATGCAATGGGACACAACAAAGCTCGCGGCCGATCTATCGTCGGCAACCGCGGCAACTATCAACCAGATAAGAGAGGCATTCCAAATTCAACGCCTCATGGAAAGGGACGCCCGGGGTGGAACCAGATACACAGAAATCATCCGAAGCCACTTCGGAGTAACCAGCCCGGACCAACGGCTACAACGACCTGAATACCTGGGCGGAGGCACCGCCCCGGTCAACGTCAGCGTGGTCCCCCAAATGGGGGGCAACAATCCAAACGAACCCGTGGGAAGAACCAGTGCCTTCATAACAACAGCCGGCACAACACGGGGGTTCATGAAATCATTCACTGAACACAACATCATAATCGGTCTCGCTTCATTCCGAGCGGACCTCAACTACCAACAAGGACTGCCCAGACAATTCAGCAGAAGTACGAGATTCGACTTCTACTGGCCGGCGCTATCGCACCTCGGCGAACAAGCAGTCCTCAACAAAGAAATCTTCGCAGATGGCAGCGCCAACGACGAACTCGTCTTTGGCTACCAGGAGCGCTTCGCGGAATACCGCTACAAGCCGTCGCACGTTACGTCCGACATGCGCTCCAACGCCACGCTCTCACTAGACGCATGGCACCTATCACAGGACTTCGCATCACTACCGCTACTCAACGCAACCTTCATAGAAGAGAACCCACCGGTCGACCGCGTCACCGCGCTCTCTACAGAGCCCGATTGGCTCCTGGACGTCTGGTTCCAATACAAATGCGTCCGACCCATGCCGACGTACAGCGTACCCGGCATGATTGACCACTTCTAATGGCGCTCGGAGGCGTAGTCGCCGGAGGAGTCGGCGGAATACTAGGCGGAGTAGTTCAAGGCGAATACTCCAAAACAGCAGCGCGCTCCCAGCGCCGCTTCATAGAGCGGATGCGTGGCACCGCATATCAGGCCACGCTCGCAGATATGCGAGCGGCCGGCCTCAACCCGATCCTGGCCTACAAAACAGGGCCGACGCCAGTCGGCTCCGCTGCCATGGGAGTAACACCAGACTTCGGCCAAGCGATGGCAAGCGGAGTCAACACCGCCGTCAAAGCCATCAAGACCGGTGCCGAAGCCAAAGCCATAAAGGCAGGCACTGCCAAGACAAGGAGACAAGCACTAACAGAAGAATTCAGAGGCAGAATCGAAGCCGACCGCTTCAACGCAAGTATGGGCCAAGCCCAAGTCAACAAAATCAACGCCGACACGCGCTTCACCAACGCAGCCTCCACACTCGAGGAGGCAAAAATACCCAGGGCACAAGCCCTCATGAGAATGGACGCAACCCAAGAAGGACAGTTCTTCAACCAAGGAACAACAGTCATGGAAAGAGCCACCAAGGCAATTCGCCAAGGCGGCGGCATGACCAGAGGAAGGAAACCAAGATAATGGTCAAGACACTAATACCGCAGGGCGGAGAGGCTTTGGAGGAATGGAGAACGAATCCATGGCCCACAACGGATAGGCCGAGATTCCGAACCCCAGTCGGGGAGCTCAGCAAAACCAAACAAAGCGAAAAAGACAACTGCGATATCAACCTAATAGTCAAGAGACACGCGTCCACCGGACACGTCTCACATATCAACCCGGCCGCTCCGAAATTCGGAGACTTCACCGGCGCGGGTGATCTCAAAACAGCAATCGACCAGGTGGCCGAGGCCAACGATCGATTCAACCAGCTCCCCGTCGAAGTCCGACGCGCAGCTGAAAATAACCCCTACATGCTTCTCGAAATGCTCGAAAGCGAAGAGGGGCAACTCGAACTCCAGGAGGCAGGGCTCATCCTCACGGACGCCCCAGAAGCCCCCACAGAGATCGAAAAACAACCGGAGCCACCGCCCACGACCACGCCAAGCAAGGCCGCACCGGAGACTCCAGAGACTTCCACCACTTGACACCAGTGGTGTCAGTCAATACAGATACATCAAGTACAATCTGTAATAGGGGGCGAAACGCCCCACGAAAAAAGGAGGGGAAAACCCCATGCCCAGGCGACGACGGATGAACAAAAGGTCAAGCCGAAGAAACTTCAGCAAAGGCTCACGCTCCAAGACCAAAAACTACGCAGCCCGACCCATGAGGGGTGGCTGGCGGCTCTAGGTGGCATGCACCTCACCGCTCAAGGCATACAGGGCTCCGGGTGGAGGGATCAGCTTCTCGCCCAGGGGAGGCTACTACGATCGCCACCTGGAGCTGCCCTGTGGACAATGCATGAGCTGCCGCCTAGCAAAGGTCAGAGACTGGGGAATAAGGGCCGTTCACGAGGCCCAGATGCACGAGAAAAACTCGTTCATCACACTCACCC